AAGTGTATCGTCAGTTGCGTTAGTATACTCATAGATGTATACAGTTGCAAGCTGCTGAACAGTCTGGAATACTGCATTGATGTTGTCAGCTACCTGTGAACCGTTACCTGTGATAGTGAAGAAGTCAAGCTTTGGACCCTGAGGCTGTACAGTTACAGCAGAATCGATTGCTGAAGTTGACCCTTCGTTAGTGTACGAACCGGTGTCTAAGTTTAGAACTTGCTGGAAGTCACCATTAACTCTTGTAAATTGTGCCATTGTATTATTTCCTTATAAAAGTGAGCCGAAGCTCATACTATTATTTATGCCTGAACGAAAAAAATTCGGGTTTGGGTTACTTTTTCTTACCAAAATGAGCAGCACTAAAGCCGCCGCGATTGACTAGCTTGACTAGTCCCTTAGGAGTATTGAAGACAAATCCTTCTCCGCCTGGTCTATCATTGATTGACTGTTCTAATCCCTTGACCTGCTGTTCAAGCTGATCCGAAAGACTGTTTTTAAGATCAGCGATAGCAAAGTACAACTCAATAAGATTATCTAATTCTTTTTTGTTTTGGAAAAGATAGCCATCGTTTTCACCGACTAAGAATCGATATTGCTTACCACTGACATTGTTTTGTAGCCATTGTTCTAGTGGCAAGTTAGTTTGTCTAGTTGCTGTATGACCTAAGTATTTCATTAGAGCGTTTCTTGCAACACCTTCCATACCACCTAAGAATTCATCTAGTCTTCCATTCTTAGCTATTGCTTGATTGACATTTGAAACTTCATTCTTAGGGGCAGTCAATGCAAAGTCAATACCCATGTTCGGAGTGAGAATAGCAACTTCACTATTGCTCTTTAATCCTTTGCCGTTCCAAGGGACGGGAGGAGAACTAATATCAGCGAAGTATTGATGAACTGCAACGCCGCCGCTAGTTCCAGCAATAATTTTGCCTAAATCACTCTCTACGGGTACTGCATAAGTTACTGTGTTGGGCTTGAATACGAACTTACCATTAGTAGGTTTTAGTTGTTCGCCCCACATTAAGTCTCCCCAAAAGAAGCCTTTATTACTACCCACTGCGGCTTTCAATCCATTCCAGATAGAGTTCAGTCTACCGTACAAATCCGGACGACTCTTGCCTCTATTAGCATCATACTCTTGCCAAAACTTAGGACTTGTTCCTAAATACTCAGTACCCTTATCGAACATGTACTTGTCTGATACTGTAAATTGACCCTTGTCATTGTATCCAAAGATAAGAGCTGGGAAACCGTCCCACTTGATTGTAAGTGTTTCTGGATTATCAATCACATGATACATAGAATCAACTGCATCGCGGGCAGAAGACAAGCCACTGAGTACTGAGTCTTCAGGGTGAGGAGTTCTAGCATCTGCTTCAAACAAACGTGATTCGTTTAGTAGTTCAGCTATTCTCATTTTACAATATCCAACAATGTTCTGAACCAATCAGTAGTGCCTACGCTCTCGCTAAGCTTAATGTCAGTAGGGATACCGATATCACGTACTGTTGGATTTTCTGAGAAATCCTTAAGCATAAGTTTTACTAATTCAGGTGGATAATTTTCGTCCATTGCCTTACGTAATGTTTCATATGAATACAAACTGTCAGCAGTGCCAAGTTTCAACACTTTAGCAATTTCATCAGGATTCTTATATGGTCCGTCAATGATTTTGTTATTATTCTTCTTAGTATAGCCATCACCCTTTTTATTGGGTTCAGGAGTTCTTAATACTTTTACCAACCCGTCAGTTGGGCTCCACATATATCGTTCTGATTGCATAGCTCTACCATCGGGAATCTTTTGTTCTGAGTCCTTACGATTCACTCGGGCAACAATTGATGCTAGTAAAAGATTTCTATATACCCCTTTGTACTTGCTATCTTTCTCTTGGGGTGCGTGATAGTAAGTCTTGAGCCACCCCGGTTCGCCGGGCATGAAGTCTAATTGAACATAACCTGTTCTTGGTTTACCTTGTACTTGTTTGTTTGGATCATAGTTAGCAATCTTAACCTTAGTCATGATTACTGAGCTTTTTGCAAGGTCTAGTACTTCTGGAATATTCTGTAATTTTTCTACGAATGCAGGAATATCCGCTGGGTCTATTTCAAGAGCAACATCGATATCGCCAGAAAATTCTTTCTTGCCTACGCTACCTAAGGTGTTGTTCTTGAGGTCAATGCCTAAAATCTTTTCTAGGCTATCCAATGTGGGTTCAATCTCATCAATATGGATTGCACCAACTCCGGGCATTGCTCCACCTTCAGTTAAGATGCTCATCTTCTGCGTCTTGACTCTGTTGTAGTTTTTTTAGCATCAGGATTTTCTGCATCTGCTCCAGGCTTTTTAAATACCCCGTCCCACATACTACCGGATTTTGTTTCTTTTTCTTCGGGTTCATCAAGCTTATCTGTTTCATCTTTGATGCCAGCGGGCAACGAAGGTGAAGCTTTAGAAATCGCAAATGCAGTTCTTGCTAGTGTTTTGATTGCGCTTTTATATCCCGAAGGGTAAGAATCTTCGATTGCTTGAATCAGAGGCAGAACCGTAGCTTCACTAGCTTTCCAATCTACACCATTCATATACTGATTAAACCAAGCTAGCATATACTGACCGACTGATTGCTGTCCGCTAGTAGCTTCTAGGATGCTTTCGAACAGTTGATTTAGTTTAACAAACTTAGTTTCTGCGATATAATAATTCTTACCTTCTTTGAGAACACAAAGTCCTAAATCATTCCAAGTAAGTCCTACAGCTTCTACTAGCTTATTAGCAAAATAAATTCTCCAAGCTTCGGACATTGTTTTGCCTGCCTTAAGATTAGCAATAGCAGTATTAGCGAAGTTCGGATCAGTTCCGCCACGCTTGATGATGCCTTCAACTCCCTTGATAGCATTATTCCATTCAGGAGTTCCCTGACGGTCAGCCATAGAGTTTACTAGTTCTTTCGTAAGTGCAATTTTTTGATTTTTATCTGTAGCTTGATTGATTGACTGAGCAGCGCCCTTAATATAACTGTTGATATTTTGTGTAGTCTGCTGCTGTGATTTTTGAGCCGCTACTGCGCCAGCTGTCTTACTAGTAGCAGCTCCAGGTACATTAGTAGTTGCAGGAGCAGCGTCACCGGGAGGATCTACGTCCGCAGGGTCTACTTGCTGGGCTCCAGTTAACGACCCTTTAATATCTTTGTTTACTACTCGACCCTTGATTGCATTATCAAGTGAAGTGTAAGCGTCATCGTAAAAATCTTTCAAGAACATGTCTTGAATCATCTGTTGTTTGAGACCCTTACCAGAAAACGCACTTTTTACTGCGGCTGATCCGAAATCACCAATAAAACTGCTTAGACTAAGCTCATCTAATTTCTGCTTTTCTATTTGTTCTTCAAGCTTTTTGAATTCACTTATTTTCATTTTTCTTCCTTAAGGACTTTGCAAATCTTGCTTGATCTTTACCCTTAATTGCGCTCAACAATTTCTTCTCAAGCAGTTCTGCCTTATCGGAAAGTTCTTCTAACAGGCTACGAGTCTTTTTTTGCATAATAGTGTAAAGATCCTACTGAATGTATTTATTCTTAAATCTGAAAATCATTTCTTAAGTGAATTCAATAATGTCTTTAGTTTAGCAGATTGTGCGTCTCCTACACCTTTAGTCTCTTTTTGTTCCATTGTATTATGCACTACTTCGTTAGTAGAACCTACTTGACTTGTCGTTTTGATTTGACTTAGTATCTGATTAGGAGTAGGCTGTTGCTGTCTACCCTCTTCTGGATCGTCATCAGTAATACGCATAGTTTCGATATTATACTCAAGGTCAATCTTCTGTCCTACCCCAGTAGAACTACGAGACTTCATACACTGAATCTGATACTTGCCTCGTTCACGCATAGAACGTGACGTAAAAATACCGAACACATAGTCAGCAGTGTTAATCTTTGAAATACCGCCTGCAATGTGAGAGTGATCGAATTCAATTTCTTCAACAGCCGAACGATTCAACTGTGAAGCAGTAATCAACAGCACACCAAGTTCTTTCGCTAGATTGCGAAGTTCTTCTGATACATACTTGTCCTTGATGAACTGGTCGTTTGGATTGACTTTGACAGACACCGGCATGACCAAATCAAGATAGTCAATCATCACGAAATCGACCTTGATGCCAGTCTGAATCTGTACCTCTTTGATGTATGAACGAATGGCATTCACATTACTCTGTGCAGGCAATGCCTTTACACGATACTTACCAAACTTCTTACCAGCCATCTTGACTCGCAATTCAGTATCATCCAAGTTCTTTCGAATATCTCTAGTACTCATATTGGTCAACATAGCATCAGTACGAAGCGATGTCAATTCTTCTGAAAGTTCGAGAGTAATGTAGACTCCACTGAGTCCTTGACTCAACCAGTTAAGTGCGATGTTCATCATTACGAGTGACTTACCAGAACCAGAGCCGCCTGCGAAGATGTTCAACTCGCCACGAGACATGCCACCATACATGACTCTATCAAGCTGGGGCCAACCAGTAGATACCTGACCACCTGCGTTGAAATACTTGTTCAATCGATCCTTAGGGTCGGCGAAATAATCTGTACCCATGTCACGCTGTAGACTGATTTGAACAGCGTCCTTGATTAGTTGTTCGACTGGATCAAACTCGCCCTTCTCAAGCATATCAGCCGCTTTAAGAATAGCTCTCTCAAGCTCCTGACGTTTAGTGAACGACTCAAATTCTTCCAAGAACCATTCATAGTGTCCGTCAGATAAATCTTCGATATGGTCAATTGCTTCACCAGTAGTTGCTTTAATCTGCGTTATATCGGGCATAATGCTATATTTGGCAGTATGCTCTACGATAAATTCTGCAACGTTTCTTAGACTACGATCAAAGTTTTCTGGATTCATGATGTTCATGACACGAGTATACAACTCGGAATTCGTGACCATCATC